AGGTTGTTTGATGCGGTATGGATAATTACAAATTAGCAGAAATAGATTACAACGATGGTATGAAATACAAAGACATTGCAGCAAAATATGATGTTTCGATTAATACAGTTAAGTCGTGGAAAAAAAGGCATGAGTGGTTTCGTGAAAGGGGTGCACACAAAGATAAAGGGGTGCACACAAAACGTGGGGGTGCGATGCCTGGTAATTCTCACGCAAAAGGTAACAAAGGCAATAAGGAAGCAACAGCGCCTAAAGGTAATGACAACGCAACGGTGCATGGGTTGTACACTAAACATTTGCCAGATGGCTTAAAAGAATTGATGAATGTTGTTGAACAGCAATCACCAGTTGATATGCTTTGGCAACAGATAGTCATACAATACACAACAATCATTAGATCACAAGAAATTATGTGGGTGAGTGATTCAAGTGACGATTTAGAAAAAGAAAGCAGTTGGTCGTCTGGTGAAGGTGGTAGCAGTTCATCAACAAAACTGATGTATGCCTACGAAAGACAAGAGTCGTTTATCAAAGCTCAATCAAGAGCAATGACGACATTGTCGGGCTTGATTAAACAGTTTGTATCATTCACAGATGAACAAGACGAACGGCGCGCTAAGTTGCAGTTAATGCAGGCACAAGTTGCTAAGGTTGAATCTGAAACTAAAGCAAACCCAACACAAACAACCTACATTGTTGATGATTTAGAGGATTTGGAGGTGTTGGATGAAGAAGGTAATTAAGAAGCTATCTAGCCTTTTTAACCCGGCTTTTATATCCTTGTGGTTAGATGTTAAGTTTAAGCGATACTTACGTTATGTAGAAAAAGGCGGACGTGGTAGCGCTAAGTCAACGCATATAGCAATGATTTTAATATTGCTGATGAAAAAATATGCTATTAGTGCGTTAGTTGTTCGTAAAGTTGGTAATACCTTATCTGAATCAGTTGTTGAACAGCTAAAAGAAGCTGTGGACATTCTAGGTATGGAAGATGAATGGCATTTCAGCAAGTCGCCATTAAAAGCCACATACAAGCCTAGAGGTAACAGCATCTATTTTCGTGGTGCTGATGATCCAGGTAAGATTAAATCAATTAAGATAGCTAAGTTTCCTCTAACCATACTATGGATTGAAGAATTAGCAGAGTTCAAACTAGAAGAAGAAATAGGAGTAATAGAAAAATCAGTGTTGAGGGCTAAGCTTCCACCTGGTTTAAGCTATTACTTTTTTAATTCCTATAACCCGCCAAAACGTAAGCAATCATGGGTTAACAAGAAGTATGAAACAAAGGTTGCACTAGCGCCAAATACAAGGGTGCACCATACAACATACAAGGACAACCCACATATATCAGACGAGTTCATAGAAGAAGCCGAACATATGTATCAAACAAATCCACAAAAGGCCGCATGGGAATATGGAGGCGAACCCATTGGTAATGGTGTTGTCCCATTTAACAACCTTGTGTTTAGAACGATAACAAACGATGAATTCAAATCCTTCAGCAATATTCGTCAAGGTTTAGACTTTGGTTATGCTACTGACCCTGTTGCAGGTGTTCAGTGGCATTATGACAAAACAAGGCGTATAGCTTATGCAATGCGTGAAGTTTATGGTGTGAAAATGAGTAACAGGTCACTTGCTGCTAACGCAAAAGCATGTGGCTTTTTTAGTTCCCTTACTATTGCAGATAGCGAGGACCCAAGAACAATCAACGAGTTGCAAAGTGAGCACTCATGGCCATCACGTTATCTTATAGGTGCTAAGAAAGGGCCTAACAGTGTTGAACATGGTGAACGATGGCTTGACGACTTAGAACAAATAGTCATTGACCCTAACCGAACGCCTAACATTGCAAGAGAATTTGAAAACATCGACTATGAAACTGATAAAGATGGAAATCCTAAGCCGCGGCTAGAAGATAAAGACAATCACTGTGTCACTGGAGATACGTTAGTTGATACAGATGAGGGGCAAGTGCCTATTAAAGAGTTGGTTGGTAAGCAAGGCAAAGTATACGCTTATAACTTTGATACGAACAGTCGAGACCTTTTGGGGTATGAGGATGTCAGAATGACTAGGGAACAAGCGGATGTTTTTAAAGTCACGCTTGAAGACGGAACCGAAATAAAAGCCACAAAAGACCATTTGTTCTTGACTGAGAAAGGTTGGAAAACTTTAGGCGAACTAAATGACAAAGACCTTATCATCAACGTTTTACAAAAAAAGAATTTGAGGCAGAAGTCACAGGGAGTAACAGATTCTGCTCTAATAAGTGCAAGAGTGCTTGGAGAAGGATGAGTGGTATAGATGATGAGAAAAGAGATTGTCCAATTTGTGGACGATATTTCACCGTTAACAAATACTCAAAAACAAGAACATGTTCAAGAGCTTGTGGGACAAAACTTAGGCAAGGTTAGAGTTAAGAAAGTTGAGTATGTAGGGAAAGAAGATGTTTATAATATGGAAGTCAGAGACCACCACAACTATGCCGTTGCTGGTGGTTTTATTATACATAATTGTATAGATGCAACACGTTACGCCTTTGAAAATGACATGACTAAACGTAAAGCAACTGTTGCTAATAAAAGTAAATTTGGTTTCTAAAGGAGGGATAAAATGGCAATTGCAATTAATCGTGAACTAATTGAAGATGTAAACAATCCAACTTCCGAGTTGATAAACTACTGCATTAATGTGCATCAAGAATCAGTTCCACATTTGGAAAAGTTATCCAATTATTATAATGGCGATCAAAAGATTGTTAAGCGGACAAAAGATAATGAAGATGCACCGAACAACAAGCTGATGATTAATCATGCGAAGTATGTTGTAGATATGTCTGTAGGATTCATGGTATCAAATCCGATTAGCTATACCGCTTCAAAAGATGGGGGAGATATAGGAGCTATTACAGCTGAGTTCGACCGTTTAGATATTGTTTCTCACGATACGGAACTTGAAAAGGATTTAGCGACCTTTGGTATCGGTTATGAACTTATATATCTTAAACAAAAATCGGGCGAACAAAACGGTACTGAGCTTTGTATCAAATGTATTGACCCAAGAGGTATCTTTTTAGTTACTGATGATACCGTAGATAAAAACCCATTGTTTGGCGTGCATTATCAAGCGGTTAAAGGCTTTGATGGTCAAATTAAACATTATACAATCAAAATTTATACAGATACAGTCGTTAAAACATACAAGCAAGCTAATAAAGGTGCAGGCGATGTTGATTTCGTGGACAGCAAACCGCATTACTTCAAAATGGTACCAGTGGTTGAATATCGAAATAATGAAGAACGTCAAGGCGATTTTGAGCAGATAATCAGCTCAATTGATGCATATAATCTTTTACAATCTGATCGATTGAACGATAAAGAAGCTTATGTTGATGCCATTTTGTTCTTACAAGGCTTTGTGCTTGAAGAAGATGAAGGTAGCCAACTAAGGAAAGAAAAGTTACTACAATCTAACAGTACTGATACAAATGCTAGTTGGTTAACTAAGTCGTTAGATGAAGCAAGTGTGGAGTTACTAAGGAAGTCTATTGTCGAGGACATGCATAAGATTACTTATGTTCCAAATATGAATGATGAAAACTTTATGGGGAACGTTAGTGGAGAAGCAATGAAATACAAGCTTTTCGGATTGTTGCAGTCTATAGCTGTTAAATCACGTTATTTAACAAAAGGGTTAAGACAAAGGTTAGAGCTTTTTGCTAACATCTTGGGGGTAAAAGACAAATCAATTGACGTAACAGGTGTAAAGATTGATTTAAAGCCTAACTTACCAATTAATACAGCTGAAATAATCAGTATGATTTCACAAGCCCAGGACTTTATTTCACTAGAAACTTTATTAGCTCAGGTACCTTTCATTGACAACCCTAAAGAAGAACTTGCGAAGTTACGAGAAGAACAAAAAGAAAACATTCAACAAAATCAATTAGCTTTAGGCGAGCAATCAAGTCATAACGACATAGACGATGAAGCGGAGGGCGATGAAGATGGAAAAGAATCTAGTAATGACAGTGACGACAAGTGATGCAGTTTTTCCTTTCTCAGTTACACCTGAAGAATTCAAAGGTTACCAATCACGCTTTATTTGTGCGCATCATCTTGTAGTTGAAACAGAGCAGCGTAAGATTGTGTTTGCTAACACAGACATCAAGCGGCTTGAATTAGCAGGCAAACATAATGATTAGCGCTAAGTTCTATGTAAAAGGGAATCAAATTGTATCTTACGAATTTTCAGGACATGCCTTGTACGACGTTATCGGTCAAGATATTGTATGCGCAGCTGTATCATCATTGTATGTAACGATTACAAATGAATTATCACATTACATTTGTGACGAGATAGACACCGATAAAGTTACTTTGATGATGATTGATGATAAAACAGATGCTTTAACACAAGCTTTGCATAATGGTTGTAAGGCAATTCAAGAAAATTATCCGGATCATGTGGATGTGATGTTGTGTCAGATAAAAAGCAGTTAAGTTACTGGGATAAACGGGCTGTTAATCAAGATATAACAGTGCATAAAAGCTTAGATAAGAAAGAGAACATCATAGTTAAGGCTTATTTAAAAGGACAAGAGTATCTCACGAAAGAAACAAAGAAGATATATAACCGATATGTCAGCAAAACAGATAAGACTGAGGTTGAAGTTAATCGAATACTCAACACAAACGTTACATCAACTGAATTAGCAGAGTTACAAGTCCTTGCTAAAACGATTAAAGATAAAGAGATAAAAAGACAAGTTACTGATTATCTCACTGGTTTAGCGGTTAAGAGCCGCATCACTCGACTAGAAACGTTAAAAGCTAAGTCTTATATCGTATCGAAGCAAATTGCAGATGTACAACTCAAAGTATCGACTGACTATTACGTTGATGTTATAAACGATGCGTATAAGCAAGCAGCAGTTGAAGGTATTATTGGCAAAACTGAGGAAGTTGTTGCCAAACACAATGACGGTAAATATCCAACGTACAAAATGCAAGATGGTAAAGCGACGTTGGTTGTGTCGGACAGCGCAAATAAGGCTATCAAAACGATTGATTTACATGCAGATAAGCCGATAGTCGAATTTAAAGAACTACCTACCAAGTATGTTAAAAACGTCTTAGAAAGCGACTGGAAAGGTTCGAATTATTCAAAACGTATATGGTCTGATACAGATTTGTTAGCGAAGAAGTTAGAGGAAATGTTCACAGTAGAAGCTATGACAGGTATGTCAGAACGAGAAATGTCTAGGGAGCTGTCAAAACAGTTCAACGTTTCATCTGGTGTTGCTAAAAGGTTAGTTAGAACAGAGGCAAATTTTGTTGCTGGCCAAGCGAAATTAAAAGGTTGGCTAGAACATGGTGTTGAAGAATACGAGTTAGTGGTGGTTTTGGACCTTAGGACAAGTTCAATTTGTCAAAAGAAGAGCAACGAAAATAAAGTATACAAAGTCAAAGATGCTGTTGTTAATGGAAGTGAAGGGAATTATCCACCATTCCATCCTTGGTGCAGAACAGTAGCGCGTGCGCATTTTGCAGGTCGTGAGCTCAGGGGTAAAAGAAAAGCGTATGATCCAATTGCTAAAAGGGATTTTACTATTAATCAGAGTGCAACTTATAAAGATTGGGAGAAGCACGTCTTAAAAAATAAATGAGCATCCGTCTTTCCTGTTGCAGACGTTAAAGAACAACGGATAATATCGTGTGTGTGGGTTAATTTAATACAATGAGAAGCATCGTGTGCATTGCATGGGGTGCTTTTTGTCGTGGCAAATAAACGTGTGCGGGCGAAAAAGGAGGAATCACAATGTTAAAAAATTTAAAAATGAACTTACAATTGTTTGCAGAACCTGGTGAAGCAGGAGAGCAAGGTGAAGGAGGGGAACAAGTCACTTTTGCTAGTCAGTCGGAACTTGATAGTTTAGTTGATAAGCGTATCAGTAAAGCATTAGACACTGCTAAGACAACATGGGAGCAATCCACTTCCGAAAAAATCGAAGCAGCTAAACAAGAAGCAGCAACAGAAGCGGTCAAATTGGCTGAAATGGATGCAGAACAAAAAGCTAAGTATCAGCGTGAACAATTAGATGTTGAATTAGCTAAACGTGAAGCAGAGATAACACAACGTGAACTTAAAGCACAAGCAACTGTGCAGTTGACAGAAGCTAAGTTACCGGTCGAATTACTGACGACACTTGATTACACTAATGCAGAAACATGCAAAGCAAGCATTGATGCAGTATCGGCAGCATTTACAAAGGCGACAGGCAGCTTTGATGCAGCGGTACAAGTGGAAGTAGATAAACGTCTCTCTCAATCAGTTGATAACCCACTAGGTGGCGGTCAAACTACACGCACTGACAATCCTTTTTCTAAAGAATCATTAAATCTGACAGAACAAGGTCGTCTTTTCCAAACTGATCCAGAACGAGCAAAATTATTACAACAACAAGCACAAAACTAAAAAATGAAAAGAGGAATAAATAATGATTAAAAAATTACGAATGAACTTACAGAAATTTGCAGCAGGAAAAAATACAAGAATTGCGGACGTTATTGTGCCAGAGGTATTTAACAAATATGTCACCGAACGAACAGCAGAATCATCAGCGTTACTCCAATCAGGCATCATTTCCAATGACAAAGACCTTGATGAATTAGCAAAATCAGGCGGCAATATGATTAATATGCCTTTTTGGCAAGATTTAACAGGAGAGGACGAAATTTTAGATGATGGTGAAGGCGCATTGACGCCAGGCAACATTTCAGCAGCTAAAGATATTGCGCGTTTGCATATGCGTGGTAAAGCATGGCGAACTAATGATTTAGCAAAAGCCTTATCTGGTGATGATCCTATGCGTGCAATCGGTGATTTGGTAGTTGAATATTGGAATCGTCGTCGCCAAGCTGTCCTTATCGCATCATTAAACGGAATTACTGCATCAGGTGCCTTGGATTCAAATAAATTAGACGTCTCAACAGAAACTGGTGATGATTCATATTTCACAGGGGACACATTCTTATCAGCAACTTACAAGTTAGGTGATGCAGAAGGTAAGTTGACAGGAATCGCAATGCACTCTCAAACAGAGATGAACTTACGTAAACAAGGTTTAATTGAGTTCATGTTAGATTCAGATAACAAGAAATTCCCAACCTATATGGGGAAACGTGTGATTGTTGATGATGGTTTACCAGCAAAAGATGGTGTATATACCTCTTATATCTTTGGTGAAGGTGCATTCGGTCTTGGTAACGGTGAAGCTCCTGTTCCTACTGAAACTGATCGTGAAAAATTAAAAGGTAATGACATTCTTATTAATCGTCAACACTTCTTGTTACACCCTCGTGGTATTGCTTGGCAAGAAAAGTCTGTCGCTGGACATTCCCCAACAAATACAGAAATTGAAAAAGGGAACAACTGGAAGGCTGTATATGAGAGTAAAAACATTCGTATTGTTGCGTTTGTTCACAAGAATGGCGTACCAGGCAAAAAAAAAGAGACAGCACCAGAAGGAATTAAATAAGTAGGAGTTGATAACAATGGCTAGTGAAATGACTGAGCTTTATAAGCTGCAAGTTCGTTTAAACATCGGACCAGATAAAACAAAGGAAATTGAAAAGTTGCAAGTGTTATTAGAAGATGCTGAAGCGGCTGTTCGTGATTATTGCAATCGGACTGAAATGATAGATGAATTGAAAGTTTATGCTCGTCAGATTGCTGTCATTGCTTATAATCGACAAGGTACAGAAGGGGAGACATCACGAAGTGAAGGTGGTGTCTCTATTGCTTATGCAGCTGATATTCCATCAGACATTAAATTAAGCCTTAATAAATATCGAAAAGGTAAAGTGGGGTCATTTTATGCGACTAAGAGACAGTGATTTATCAACTGTTTATCTGAAAAAACGTGAAATTGATTACGATGTCGAAGGAAATGAAGTTATCACGTATAGCCAAGAAGCAACTGAATTAAGAATGAATGTACAATCAGCAGGTGGCGTTGTGAATGCTCAGGTTTACGGTGCGAGGTTGCCTTATATCAAAGCATGTAAATATCAAGGGGACTTGATAAAACCTAAGCACAATGAATTAGACGGCATTTGTTTGGATGTTACAAAGGATGATACACCTGATTATCAAATTACTGCTATACAACCTTACTCACAACATTTAAATATCACTTTAGAAAGGATTGATGGCAATGTCATTTGAGGTTAAAGGACTTGATAAACTCAAGTCGAAACTTAAAACATTGCCGTCAGTGCTTAATGAAGCGGCTTATCAAGCAACGTTTGATACAACAGAACAAATTCAAGGTTATGCAGAGAGCAACTTAGCATCAGGAATGAAACATGCTACAGGTGAATTGTTAGGAAGCGTAAAGAATGAAACTGTTGTTGATCAGAACGGAAATATTGTGGGTCGTGTGTGGTCTGACAAAGAGCAAGCATTGTATCGTGAGTTTGGAACAGGTAAAAATGGTGAGGAATCTAAGAAAGATTTGCCACCAGGAATACAGCCAGTTTATACGCAGACACCTTGGTTTATACCTGCTGACAAAGTGGATGTTGATTTAGAAGCGGTCTACGGTATTCCTAAGATTACGATTCAAGGCGTTGATTTCTACCGTACTAATGGACAACCTGCTAGACCTTGGTTATACCCAGCGGTAAAAGAAGGTGAAAAAGATGCCCCTGAGTTCTTTAAGAGACGTGTCAAAGAAGAATTGAAGAAAGGATTGAAGTAATGTCAAAAATAAATGCAAAAGAAGTGATTGCTACAATCCTTTCTGAACTCTTGAAAGACAAGACAATTGCTAAATTCGGTACAGATTATCCTACAACATGGAATCAGTTTCCCCTTGTGATATATAGGACGGCAGACAAACCATTAGCTGTAGATTCCGATAAATTGGAGTTAAGAACGGAATGGAACATCACGCTAGAAATTTATCACCAATCAACTGTTACACAAATAGCACAACAGATAGTCGATAGATTAAGCGCTATCGGCTTTTTATGTGCTTTGACTGATGCAAACACAGCAGGGCTTAAAAGAGTTATATGCACAGCATCAGGCGTTGTTGATAACGCAACTAAACATGTTTATCACAAATAAGAAAATGGAGGTAACAAAATGAATAAAATTAAAATGGATTTACAAAAATTTGCAGGTGAAATTGAGGGCCTTTTATCTAAAGGGACGTTATTAAGTTATACAGATGGTGTAAAAGAAGTGCCTATCGCAGCAGTTAAAAGTATCCCAGCAATCGGTGCTGATCCAGAGAAAGTGGATGTTACTCATCTAGGTTCGGAAAAGAAAGCTTACATCAAAGGTATTCAAGATACCGATAACTTAGAGTTCGCTATCGTTTATCAAGGAAGCAACTTCAAGGCAGTTCACACCATGGTCAAATCGGGCAAAGCGTACGACTTTACAATTGCTTATCCAGATGGTTTAAAAGTAACTTTCAGCGGTGAGCCTGATTATAAACTTGATGGCGTTGAAGTAAATGCTGCTGTTGGATTTAACTTAGTCGTTGTTGTCAGAAAAGGACCTACTGTAGTCCCTGCACCCTAGCGCTCCCTCACCAGAACCTTTTAAAAAATCAGAGGTTGAGGGCAAATAAAATAAAAAATAAACCAGGAGGGCCGTCAATATGGCGGCTCTTACTAATATAAAACGAAAAGAGGAAATATATTATGGCAAAAGTTACTAAATTACCAAACTCAAAAACAATCGAATTCGGCGGTCTTACGCTAAATCTACGTTTATCAGGTCGTAACATCTTGAAGATTGAAAAACGTTTAGGGAAATCATTAATCGCTATCTTTATGTCTAGTTCAGGTGGTATGACATTACCGCCAGCAAATGAATTGTTACTTGTTTTACAAGGGGCGAACGAAACTAGTAACATCAAAGAATCAGATCTTATTGATGCTTTTGAAACTTTCCTTGATGATGGACAAAATACAATGGATTTATTTGAAATTGTACAAGGATTGTTAGAAGAAGCTGGTTTTTTCGGAAAGAAAGAAACGGAGAAACCAATGACAGATGGGGAATCACTAACACTGGAAGCGGAAGTAGTGGAAGTGGAGAGCGAGCTGTAGGTCAAGATTTACAAACAGTTAGTGATTTACTGATTGAAATGGAGATGCCAGCTATAGAGTTAGGTATTGCTTCTGATGCTTATTGGGAAATGACATTTGATGAAATTATGGTGCAGGTGTTAGCAAATAAAAATAATCGCGAACGTGAGTTAAAAGAAAAAGCTATGTTTGATTACAATCAAGCACAGTTGATGATGTACGCGGTTAACGATCCATCTAAAATGCCCGCAATTGATAAAATGTATCCTTGGATGGCAGATAAGCCGCAACATAAAGTCGTTCAACCTGTTAAAGAGGATAATGGTTTGAAGCCTTACATCGCAGAGATGGACCAAGCAATATTATTGCAAATGGTTGCAGGTGTTAAACGCACACAGGATAAGAAAAACAACTAAAACTTTAATTATTGGAAAGGTGGTGAGTAAATGGCAATAGAATTAGAAACTTTAGAAGTCCTGTTGAAAGTTAACACTGAAAATATTCAAAAAAGCGTAGAAAAAGTGTTCCCTCAATTCGAAAAAATGCTGAAGCGTATGGAAAGCATGACAGGTTCATCTTTTGGCAAAACAGAAAAGAACATGAGTGTTGAAAAAGGTAGCGATACAGTAGCTAAACAATTAGAAAAGATTAACAAAAATGTTGAAAATTCAATGAAACATATGGAATCCATTACTGAGAAATCAGCCGCTAAATCGGGGACAAACTTATCTAAAGGATTTGCTAGAGGTCGTACAACAGCATCTAAAGAAATCGATGCAATGGTTAATGAGATTAATGCGAAAATGGGACAAGCTAAAGCGCAACAAGAAAAGTTAGCTTATCTTAAATCGCAACGACAAGGTGCTGTGAGCAACAATGACACCAAGGGTACTGTTAAGTATGACGAGCAAATTGCGCGTGCACAAGCTCAAATGACTAAGTACCAAGACAGTGCGAAGGCATTAGCTGCAAGCATGCAATCAGAATTTGATGCGGTGCCTCGTTCAATGGATAAAATAACAAACGCAATGGCCCAAAATGAAGGACAGATAGAATCAATGCGAAAACGCATTAAGCAATTGCAATTAGATTATGCCAATCAGAAAACACCTGTGGGTGACTTTGAAACTGGTTTTAAAGGAACGGCTGATAATAAAACATCACTTAAAACAGCTGATACAATCCAAAAGCAATCTGCTAAGATGAATAAACTAATTAAAGATAACGACCAGTTGACTGATTCATATGCTCAAGTAGAAAGTAGAGCCAAAACGCTACGTTCAGCGCTTGGGGGCGTTAATACAAAGTTAGGTGAATCATCTATTCAAACAGGCAAAGCGGCACAGTCTGTTAAATCAGCAGGCGAAAAGGCACAACGTTCTAGTGGTATGTTTTCTAAGTTTGGCGGAGTGTTTAACAGAACATCTAACAATGTCGCGCATGGTACTCGGCGCATGAATAACGGAATGGGTTCATTCAGTAATCGTATGCGCCAAATGATTGGACAGGTATTTGTCTTTGCTCTTATGTACAAAGGAATGCAAACATTAGGTCGAGGCATGATGGATGCAGCTATGACGAACGATCAATTTACAGCATCGTTGAACGAAATCAAAGTTAACTTACTAACAGCTTTTTATCCGATTTATACAGCTATTATGCCAGCACTTAATGCATTAATGGCAGGACTAGCAAAAGCGACAGCGTATCTTGCGGGTTTTATTGCAACGTTATTTGGAACGACTTACTCAGCTGCTAAAAAAGGAGCGGAAGGTTTATACAACAACGTACAAGCGATGAAAGACACAGCAACAACAGCTGATAAAACAAAAGAAAAAGTTAAGAAATTACAACGCGCATTGATGGGCTTTGATGAAATTAATCGTATTGGTCTAGCTGACGATACAGACGATATAAAAACGCCGGCCGCTGATAAGAATCAAAATAAACCCAGTGTTAATTTTGATATTGCTGATCCAGTTATCCCTGAATGGGTTAATAATTGGGCTGAGAAATTCAAAAAAACACTTGTTGATTTATTCGAGCCTATGCAAGCTGCTTGGAACAAACATGGTCAGAAAGTTATGGATGCGTGGAAATATGCACTTAAGAGCGTTGGAGGTTTGGTTAAAGCAATTGGCAAGAGCTTTATGGAAGTATGGACAAACGGCACAGGTGAGCGTTTTATTAGCAATCTATTAATACTATTTGCCGATATACTTAACATCATTGGAGATATTGCAACAGCATTTAAAAATGCTTGGGAAGATGATGGTAGAGGAACCGCTTTGATACAGTCTATTTTCGATATGTTTAACAATATCTTAGAGCTATTGCACTCGATTGCCATTTCTTTTAGAAAGGCATGGAATAGTGGCGAAGGTGAAAAGATTGCTGCGAATTTACTAGAAATATTTACTAATATATTCAATGTTATCGGGAACTTAGCAGGTCAGTTTAAAAAAGCGTGGGATACAGGAGATTTAGGAACGGATATTTTTAAAGGAATATTTAAAATTATCAATTCTATATTGGGAACAATAAAAAGAATAACTAAAGCGACGGCAGATTGGGCTAAGAAATTAGATTTCACACCTTTGCTAAAATCCATCAAGAAATTACTGAACTCGCTAGAACCTTTAACTGATACTATCGGCGAAGGTTTAGAGTGGTTTTATAAAAATGTATTATTACCGCTAGGGAAATTCACAATTGAGAATGTAATTCCTGTATTTTTGGATGTTTTAAGTGCGGTTTTGAAAGTTCTGAATGCTGTTTTGAAAAAAACTCAGCCTTTCTTTCAGTGGTTTATGAAAAATTTCTTAATACCAATAGCTAAATGGACTGGCGGCATTATTATTTCTGTACTTAAAGAAATTGTAGTTGTTCTAGAAACTTTAGCAGATTGGATTGAAAATAGCGGTACCATGATTGGGGATTTCGTCTCATGGATAGGCGGATTGTTTGTTTCTTTAAAAAATAGCGTTTCAGGCATCGTTGATTGGTTTGCCCTAAAATGGGATGAACTATTTAACAATACAAGTAAAGTATGGAACAGTATAATGGATTTCTTCAAAAAATGGGGCTCTACCTTACTCACTGTCCTTTCGGGACCGGTTGTAGGAAGCGTTGTTCTAATGGTTAAGAATTGGGATAAAATAAAAACTTTCACAAAAGAAACATGGAACACTGTTAAAAAATGGACATCTGATAAGTGGAACGATATTAAAAATAGTATTTCTGAATCGGCTGGTAATGCTTCTAAAAAAGCTAGTGAAAAATGGGATTCTATAAAGAAAAATACTTCTAACTCTTGGGATAACGTAAAAAAAGTCACATCTGAAAAATGGAATGATGTTAAAAAAAGCGTCTCGAACGCAGTTATTGATGCAACTAAAAAAACGGCTGAAAAATGGGATTCTATTAAAAAGAAAACGTCTGATTCGTGGAGTAATATTAAAAAATCAACTTCTGAAACTTGGGGCAACGTTAAAACCAAAGTTAGCGATTCGGTAAAGGATGCAGCTTCAAATGCAGCGAGACATTGGTCAGCGTTAAAAACATCAAGTAAAGAGGCCTTTGATAAAGTAACTGGTTGGGCTAGTGGTATGGGTAGTAAGATTGGAAAAGGTTTCACTGGAAGTGTTGAATTTATCAAGAAAAGCGCTGCTGCAATCGGTGACGGTATCGTGAGCGTTATAGGAAAAGCTGTTAACGGCATGATTAAGGGTATAAATTGGGTGCTGAAAGCAGTTGGAGCAGGTAAAAAAACAATAGATCCATGGACAATTGGAAAATATCCAAAATACGCCAAAGGTACAAATAGTCACCCTGGTGGTCCAGCAATGGTAAATGATGGCGCAGGTTCTAACTGGCAAGAAATGTATAAGTTACCAAACGGAAAAAGAGGTATATTCCCTCGCATGAAAAACATGATGGTCAATTTACCTAAAGGAACTCAAGTCCTTGATGGTGTTAGAAGTGCAAAAGCTATGGCACCAAGATATGCAAACGGTATTTTCGATAAAGACTTCTTTAAAGATTTCAACATCCCAAAAATTGACTTTGAAATGCCTAGTTTTGATTTTGATTTCGGAGATATATCATCAGGGATAAGCAACACTGTATCAAAAGTGAAAGATACAGCTAGTGACATTTGGGATAATATTTCTAACCCTAAAAAACTTTTGGATACAGCTATGGATAAATTTGTTGATTTATCAGGCGCAATTGATCCTGCATTTTCAATTGCTAAAGGTGGCCTTGGAATGATTAAAGACGGGGCAGTTGGTTGGCTTAAAGATATTATTGGAGACTTTGGCGGAAGTAGTGCAGGTGGACCTAACCCGGTTGGTGAATCCGTTGAACGATGGAGACCTTATGTATTAAGAGGTTTTAGCGAGACAGGTGTTCACAGAACTGGTGACAGAGTTAACCGATTTATGCGTCAAATCCAAACGGAATCCAACGGTAACCCTGGTGTTACTCAAAATGGATATACTGACGTAAATACTGGTGGAAATGAAGCTCGTGGATTGATGCAGATTACACCCGCAACATGGAGAGGTGTTGTTTCACAACATTTCCGCGGTCAAAGTTTAAATCCGTTTAATGGATACGATTCGATTAAAGTAGCTCTTAAATACATTGAACATTACAGAAATCCTGCACTTGGTTATAACCAACAGGGTGATTACTGGCGTTGGATTGGTCGTGGTCAAGGTTATGAAAATGGTGGTTTGATTAACAAAGAGGGCATGTACCGTCTAGGTGAAGGCGATAAAGACGAAATGGTTATTCCGTTATCACGACCTGCTAGAGCCTTAGATTTAATTAAACAGTCTCTTGGTATCATGGGAATGGATTTCACCTCATTGCAGATGCCTGAAGTGTTCAGAGACACATCAAGCCAGTTTAATTATAACGGTGATTATCGTAATGATAGCCAACAGATGTCTAGCGGTGGTTTGACTGATATGAGCGGCGCGTTATTAAGTGCCATCAAAGAGATGTCTACTTCAGGAAGTAAAACAACTAGCAATAGCGGTGACATTATCATTAACGTTGCAGGCAAAGAGTTTGGACGTGTAGCTGTATCGGAAATCAATAAATATCATCAACAAATCGGCAGAACAGAACTTAATTTATAAAGGAGTGGTATAAATGGCAGGTACGATTTCTATTGCTGGTGCAGTGGTTAAAACGCCTAAAATTTTTGTGGTTGGGTTACAAGACATCGACAATGATTCAAGTGGCCGAAATGCAAACGGTAAGATGGTTCGTGATGTCATTGCCAAAAAAGTTAAATTGGATATTGAGTGGGGGCCTCTGAGTGATTCGGAGGCTTCTACTATTTTAAGTAGAATAAATGGCAGTTTTTTTTCTGTTAATTATCCTGATCCATTGGCTGGCGGACAAGTCACAAAAACTTTTTATGCAGGCGACAGAACAATTCCAAGTTATTCATGGAACGATAAATATAAATCAATGAAATGGGAAGGCGTTACAGTAAACTTCATTGAACAGTAAGAGAGGTGACAAATATGTTAAAGGTGAGCGATGCTTTTCAAAATGCTTTCAAAGCAGATTTAAGAGAAATAAAGATGCGAATCACTATCAATAAGAAGGTATACACACAAGATGATTTAAATTCGTTTAGTTATGAAGGCGGCAGTATAGCTGGTGAAAGTTTTATGATTGGTTCAGTATTTTCCAATTCAATAAAAATTACCTTAGATAAAGTTGTTGAAGGTTTAAAAGAACTTGATGAAATTAACCCGGAAATCGGTATTAAATTACCTAACGGTACAATCGAATATGTATCAATGGGAATTTTTATCATTAACAGTCGTGTTGATCCCGACAGAAACGAAAACAAAACGACGATAGAAGCTGCTGACAAGTTTATCATGATGGGTGGGGTTTATGTATCTAAACTAAAATATCCTGCTAAAATCAAAGCCGTAGCGCTTGAGATAGCTAATTTAAGTGGTATTAAAGTGAACACTACAACAATCTCCCGTTTAAGCGCTGCTAAAATAACTAAAATGGAAGGTTACACTTATAGACAAGCAATTGGTTTGATTGCTCAGTTTGAGAGTGGTTACGCGCTGTTTGACAGGGCAGGGTTACTTGATATACGCAATATGTTTGATGCAGCAGCTAATACTGAATATGTCATTACACCTGATACCTATTTTCAAAAAGGTTTAGTGAAAAACGAAATGTTATATCGCTTAGGTGGTATATCTTGTAAAGTTCCAGGTAATGACGATACGGAAGAAAAAGTATTGCGAGCAGGTTCAGAAACAGGTGCGCAAATCGAACTAGAAAACAAAGTCATGACACAAACCTTATTAAATACTATTTACCAAAAAATAAAGAACATCAACTACTTTCCTTACACTTTAAAATGGCGCGGGAATCCTGCACTTGAAGCGGGTGATTGGATAAGGATGTCTGATGTCAAAGGTAATACATTTAAAGTTCCGAACCTTGATTACAAAATTGAATATACAGGCGGGCTAAGTGCGGATAGTAGCGCTGAGACAACCACTCAATCAGATGCAAGTTACTCTTACAAAGGTACATTGTCTCAGAAAATAGAAGAATTATCAGGTCGTGTTGATGCGGCAGGGGGGAATGTTATTAACGAGGGTTTGGACGAACCGAAAAATCCCAAAGAAGGTGATTTATGGTTTAAGCCTAACGGACCAGATACGGAAATTTGGGTGTATCAACGTATTGGTGATACTGATAAATTCGAGTGGGTATTTCGAGTTACAACTGCTGAGGACCCGGTAATCAAAGAAACAATAGAACAAGCGCAACAAGATATTATTAAAGCAAAAGAGGAAGCAGCTAAAGCGCAACAAAAAGCCGATGAAGCTCAAAAAAAAGCAGATGAATCTGTAAAGAAAGCTAATGAATCTACAAAAAAAGCTGACGAAGCTCAAAAAAAAGCGCAGGAAGGATTCGACAAAGGACAAGAAGCAATTGATGATTTAGCTAACCTTAAAATAGGGTCAAACAACTTATTGCCGAACTCCAGTTTTAAATTTGGTTTTGATAACTGGGAAGGTTCTACAGCCTCGCCTTATTTTATCAGAGATGCAGAGAGCGATTATCCGTCAGCATCGATTTTAAGAATTTTAAAAAATAACGATGTATCTTCAGCAAAAAGTAACGCCCCGATCAAAATTGGATTACAAAAGCAATACACTATCAGTTTTGACATACGTTTTATTGATAATGTGCCAGAACAAAATAAAAGTATTTTCATTGTTAGGACGTTTATAAACGCAACATTACCTAATACCGAAGGAAACGCCAAACAACAGAGAGTTATCACAACGAGCGAGTTAGGTAATAAACTATCAACAGGAGTGTGGTATAGAACAAGTGTAACAGTAAACGTAGAAGCTGATTTTTTAAGAGTTGTTGCACACAATTCCGACACTACAGCAACCGTCACAACAGACTACCGCCGCATACAAGTCGAGGAGGGTAATATTGCCACAGATTGGACGGAATCATCGTCTGACATTGATAAAGCAGTCTTGCTTGTTGACAACAAAACAGGAGCTATCGCTGGTCGTGTCACAGATGCTGAGGGCAATATAACGACACTAACAGCGACAGCGCAAGGTTTACAAACAAGCGTTAAAAATAAAGCAGACTCATCAACAGTTACGCAGCTGGCTAACTTAGTTAACACAAAAGTCAGTAATGCGGATTTTGAGAGCAATAAAACGCAAACAGCAGAGCTTATTAGTGCAAGCGTTAAAAACAAAGCAGACTCATCGACAGTGACTCAGTTAGCTAATGTCGTTGCTAGCAAAGTAAGCAATGCGGATTTTGAGAGCAATAAAACGCAAACAGCAGAGCTTATTAGTAGTAAAGTGGAAGGTTTGACTATTGGAGAGTCTAACTATCTCTACGATAGCAATTTTAAAAGTGGCGCTAAAAACTTGATAAACACATCGTCAGTACAGGCGAGGAATATTTGGCGTAACAGCACGACTAACGGAACAATAAAATCTATCGTGCCAATGATTGAAAATGGATTTACTGCCGCCCTCAAATTTAAAAGCGCAGGCACAGGTCAGCACATGGTTGCACAAGATTTTATACCATGTAAAAAAAATCAATCTGTAGTTTTATCGGGTTGGTTTAAAGCTAAAGCTGCTGGACAGGGTATACAGGTGCAAGTCGGACAAGGTAATGCAGCAAGTGATTTAGACACGTATAAAGGTGCTACTTTTGTGGCATCTAAAGCTAACACGTGGCAAAAATTCGAATTTGTAAAAGTGACTGATGCTGACACGTTTACCGGCGTGTTTTTGGGCGGACATAATCAAATCGCAAGCGAAGTTTGGTTCGCTAACGTAAAATTAGAAAAAGGCGAAAAGTCGACGCCTTGGTCAGAGTCAGATTTTGAGTTAGCTAGTCAATCACAAGTATCTCAACTAGCCGATAACATCAATCTAAAAGTTGATAAAGATGGAATCATCAACCAAATAAACGTGTCTCCTGAAGGTATCTTGATTGCAGGTGAGAACGTTTGGATAAGCGGTAAAACTAAGATTGATGATGCTGTTATTAAGAACGCAATGATTGATAGTTTATCAGCTAACAAACTAACAGCTGGAACGATTGATGCAGGAAAGATAAACGTTATTAATCTCAATGCTTCAAATATAAGTACGGGTATTATAACAGGTGCTAATCTTGCGATTAACCTTAATTCAGGGGAAGTTACTTTTCAAAAAGGCATTATACAACGTGCTGATAAACTATTTTCTATTGATGTTACTGAAGGGGTTATCGAATCCTATGATAGAAATGGTGGATTTACAATTTCAAAAGGGGAAATAACTTTAAATAGTAGCCCCGGACTAACTATAGGTAATTCCAAGAAATATGGAACTATAACATACAAATGGCGGCTTCTCGATGCAAGTGGATTAGCTTTAATCGGAGAAGATGGTTATTCTTTAGGAACTTCTAATGCAGTTAAAAATATAGCTAATTCGACAGTGAATCAAGGTTCTTCTATATCAGGAAATAAAGAGGGTTATTTGAATGTTTTTTCTAGGCAAGTGATTAACTTGTCCTCAGGCGATTTATATAGTTATGGCAGCCTTAATTCTAAATCACTTGCTAGTATAGAGATTGGAAATACTTCAAGAAATAAATCGGAGGTAGCTATATCTGCAAATATAATAACATTATCTGCAACAAGCGGGGATCACATTTTATTATCAAGTGACAGTACAGGCGCTCTAGTTAAGTCGATGGTTATATATAATAGGACATATGCAACGGCAGCAAATGTTTATATAACTCAATATGGAAATATGGGACGTTCAACGTCAGCTTCTAAATACAAGTTGGCTATCGAGGAAGATAAAACAGACAACTATAAAAATATTTTGAAATTAAAACACAAAACTTGGTATGACAAAGCTAATACAGAGGCTTATGCAAGAGCGTTAGACAACAAGGATACGTTTGATTGGGATAATCCGGAAGATGAAGTATTACCAGTCGAACGAATTCATGGTTTAATTGCTGAAGATTTAGTTGAGGCGGGTTTAACGGAGTTTGTTTCATATGGGGAGTTAAACGATGATGGAACAAAAGAAGTGGAGGGTATTCAATATGACCGCTTGGTAGTTCCATTACTACAAATTGTTAAGGATCATCAAATAGAAATAGAAAAATTAAAGGAGCGAATTATATAATGAAAATAGAATTTTACAATGCGGAATTAAAACAAATAATTGAAATGTTAATGGGTGTAAAAGCAAAAGGGCGTAATTCTCGTGCTGTCAGCAAGTTTGTTAAATTAGTATCAGCTAAGTTTGAAACTTACGCAAAGGACGAACAAGAATTATTAAAAGAATACTGCTTAGTTGATGATAGCGGAGAATTAGTCACAACTACAAAAGAAGGCAACACTTTTGTTAAATGGCTACCAGGTAAGCAACCTGAAGCGGTAATAGCGCAAAATGAACTAGCAAACGAAAAAAATGTTATTGATTTAACTGAATACGAACCGCATTTAAAGCATTTGATTGTCGCTCTTGACGAATCAGACGCTTTTTTAAGTGGTGTCGAAGCGCAATTGTACGATTTACTGTTAGACAAATTAGAAGATATTGAAAATGAGGAGGAAAAATAATATGGCTATTATAATTGATAAAAGAATTGCAGTGACAGGTACAGTAATGATCGGTGATGATGTGATTGCTATGTTGACGGCAAATATAAGTAATGAAGCTGATGGTCTAACATCAGTAACTACATCAATTACATCCAAAGAAGCTTATATAGCAAACAAAGAAGTAGTTAGAGCTGATATAGAAAAATTTAAAGAAGCAATTTATGAAATTGAAGATCAAGAAGATGCTGAATAACTTATTAAGCAAATAAGCACATTTAAATATGTGCTTTTTTTATTTTATTTAAATAGGGGGAAAAAATATGTTAATTGGAATCGGAGGACATGGAATGGAACAGCTAGAGATTATCAGATTTTATTTATTTGGAGAGGTTAAGTTCTTGCATTTGCTAGTATTGCTCATGGCTGTGGACATTGTGACAGGTATTATCAAAGCGAGTACAAAAGGTGATTTATGGAGTCGTAAAGCATTTTTTGGATACGCACGTAAGATGATGATTTTTGGAATTATTATCTTAGCTAATGTCATTGACCAAATTTTAGCTTTAAGTGGTGCAATTGTTTATTCCACAGTGCTGTTTTACATCGTGAATGAGGGCTTATCTATTGTTGAGAATTTAAACGAGATGGGCGTCAAAGTACCATCAATCATCACCGATAAGTTAAAAAATATTGAAGATAAAGAAAAGGAGGAAAACTAATATGGTAAAAGTAATTAACAAATCAGTATGTAGAGGTGTCGCAGGTAAACGTGTAGGCAATGTGAAAGGTGTTGTTATTCATAATGATGCGGGTGCTGTTGGAGCAACTGCTGAATCATACGTTAAACGTTTAGAATCAATGACGAACAAGCAGTTGGAAAACGGTTTCGCTCACTACTACATTGACCGCAACACAGTCGCACGTGTGGAAGATACATACAACAAAGCATGGCATACAGCTAATCAAGATGGTAATGCGTATTACATCGGTTACGAAGTGTGTCAGTCACTAGGTGCAAGTGATAAAGAGTTTCTTGCGAACGAACAAGCGACATTTAAACAAGTAGCAGAGGATCTTAAATTTTATGGTTTGAAAGCTAATCGAGATACTGTACGCCTGCATCGTGAGTTTGTAGCAACTGCATGTCCACATCGTTCTTGGGAATTGCATGGCAAGTCAATTAACAGCGTTAAGGACTACTTTATCGCTCAGATTAATAAATATATGGGTGTGACAACACCTAAACCACCTGCAGCAGTTAAACCGCCTGCAAAACCTAAGCCGCCTGTTAAACCGCAAGGAATTAAGCGTGTGGCTGAAAAAGGCACGTTCTATCCTAATACAACTGTTGCTATCAAACATACGCCCACAATCAAAGCTAAGCAAGAAGCTACGCTAGGCAAAGGCGAGTCCGTTATCTATGATAGCTATGTTCAGTCAGATGGCTATGTTTGGGTATCATATATCCGAAACAACGGTAAGCGAGGTTATGCTTGTTCTCGGGACATTAAAACAGGTAAAGCTTACGGTGAATTTAAATAGGTAGATTAAAGCCCTCAGCTCACTAAGAGTTGGGGGCTTTTTTTGTTTATATAATACTATTACGTGCTTTTGAATATATATACATATAAATGAATTTAAATTCACACTGGACTGAAAAATGTTATTATAATTGTTTTAAATGTTCCGAATACTAAACATTTGTGAATGCTTTAATACATTTTTTTCGTTGACGTTATGTTCGATAAAAGGTAAGATATAGTTAACCAATAAAACAGTCTCTCACACCTCTTTGTAAAATGTGCCAAAGGGGAGGCTTTTTTTATAAGAGAATTGTTCTTAATATAATTTATATGAAAGAACATAATTAGTATATAAAAAGGAGGAGAACTTATATGAATGAAACACTATTTGATAAAACAGCTCTAGTAAATCACGTACATTCAAGAATAGAAAATATGACTAATATAAGACTGCAAAAAACAATGTATTTGTTGTTTGCATTTTATGGCGCTACTTTTGGATCAATGGAGAAAGATAAAGAATTAGATGAGTTTTATCCTAAATATTTGTTCGAACCAAGTTTTGAAGCTTGGCGATATGGTCCAGTTGACAATGAAATATATAGAGATTTTAAAAGTGAGGTTTTTTCGATTGCTCCTTTTGAACCTAAAACAAAAGAAGAAATCAACGTGCTGAAATTCTTAGATGATTTAATAGTGCAAACTAATGCAATTAATGATTTCGGATTAGTTGACAGAACACATCAAGATGATGCATGGCGTGAAAGATATGTAGAGGGTGAAATTCATATCAAAATGGACGCAGATGAAATAATCGATGAGTACCTTGAAAAATATGTTTCCTAATATAAAAATTAATCCATCTGAACAGAGCGTTAATATCAAAACAAAAAAAATGATTACAGATTCATATGAAGAGCTTGATATTAATGCTCACAATATTGATGCGAACGTAATTATTGATGAAAGATCTTTATCTGGTATAAGGCTTGAGGAAATTAACTTCACAAATTTGGTTAGTGATGAAAAATATTTAATAGATCCTTATGTAGATTCCGCTATAAAATTACTTTTTGAAAATAAAAATATTTTAACAAAAGAATGTGGTCCAGTTAAGTTTTCAGGTGTGCATAAGGAGCGCATAGAAAAGATTTTAACTTACTTTTTGAGTGATGAAGAAGTTAAGGGAAATATAGATTATTTCATGAAAACGGATATTATTCCTGGAGGTATTCTAACAGGTTTAGGCAGAGGGTTAGTTAGAGGGGTTTGTTTGTATCAAGTTGAACCTGAATCAGGGGAACACAATCTGAAGCTTATTTTAGTAGATATATATCATCTTTTCATTCCAAGTGGGAAAGATTATTCTTCACATTATACTAAAAATAGACTTCATAATAAAGAATTAAGCCAACATTATGGTTCGATGTTTACTAATAGTTAAATAAAAGCCATCAGCTCATAATAGAGTTGATGGCTTTTATTGTTTATAAATCAAAAAACGTTGTTTTTTGCCTTATAAAATGAGACAATCTATTATAAGGAGTTGATTATTATGCCAATTAGAGGTATCGAATTATTGCCACCAAAGGTGAGCATGGGAAATGCGTTGAAGTTGTATCAAAAAGTAGCCAGCATAAAATCAAAAGTAGGCCGATTGAATTCCGAATTATCACATTCTATAATTAATTCTCAGTTGATACAAATATTTACGTTACAGGAGTCAGTTCAATCAACAAGGATTGAAGGTACTCAAGTAACTTTTGCTGATATGGTTGATAGTGTAACAAAAAAAAATAAGCCCAGTAAAGTAAAAGAAGTGGACAACTATATGCTTGCTTTAGAAGAAGGTGTTGAACGGATACAATTAGGTGCTCCAATTACAACAAGTATGATTAGGGACTTACATGATATTTTAATGGATGGTGGAAGAGGTACTACTTCAGCCAAAGGAGAGTTTAGGAAGATACAAAATTTTATAGGCCCGTCAAAAAAAATAGAAGAAGCTGTATATATCCCGATAGGAGCACATGAAATTGGAAATTATATGACTAATCTGGAATATTATATTAATAATACGGATCATAACAGTTTTGAAGGTGTTTTACTTGATGATAATGAAATTGTATTGGACTATAATGCAGACACGTTAATTAAAACAGCTATAATGCATGCCCAGTTTGAATCTATTCATCCTTTTTTAGATGGAAATGGTAGAATGGGAAGGATTTTAATTGTACTAAATACGATGCAAGATAAACTGATTGATAAGCCTGTCTTTTTTGTTAGTGAAGAACTTGAAAAAGAACGTTTACGTTATTATAATTTATTAAACGGAACACGAGGAGAAAGTCCAGAATGGTTTGCTTGGATTGATTTTTTCTTAGATGCATGTGAAAGGATGACGGATGTCATGTTGCAAAAATTAGATAGCATAACTGATCTAACGGAAAAAGGATTGCGTTTAATAAATTCAAGGAATAAAATAAATCATGTGTGGCTATCTACATTTAGCGCTCCATATATCACAGTTTCAGATGTTGCTGAAAAACTCAATATTGCTCAAGGTACAGCTAGGAAGTGTTTAAATGAACTTGTGGACTTAGGGTTATTAGATGTTGATAATAGTAAAAGAAAAAATAAAGTTTATGTCAATTACGATCTTATGCGAATTCTGAATTAGCAAACACACCACAGCTCATATGAGCTGGGGCTTTGTTTTGTTTATTCTTCATTTAAAAAAGCACCCATGTAGGGTGTTTTTTTTTGCTTATTTTTACAATCGTGTACCGAGAATAAATATTTTGGGTGGTTATATAGTGAAAGAGTATTTAAGAGAAAAAGAGGTGATACTATGTTGAATGAAATAAATGTGTGTATCGAGATTGTTTATAATATTGTTCGTTTGGTAATTTTAGTGATTGTTTTTTTCAATTAGTTTCATTTTTAGAAAAATACAATCAAATTACAAAAAGCCCCAGCTTCTATATAGATAAGGGGCTTCTTTGTAATCTATGTTAAAATAAAATAACAGGTTCTTTCTATTAGAGAATACTGTTGAACAATGAAAAACTAGGCATGTAGAAGTTGTTTGTGCACTAACTTTAATTGAATAGGTGAATAGGTAGAGTGGGGCTATATGTTCCACTCTATTTTCATATCTTCGTTCGTTAGCTCTACTTTATTTATTAATGCTCTTACCATTGCACGTTTAGCAGCAGAATCGGAGTTAGCCCAATCAAAATCTTTTGCTGTCTGTATATTTTTCGCTATTTCTTCAGGATGAATTTGTTTTTTTTGAGAAATTAAAGTTTCTTGTAACAATTCTTTGTCGTCATTTAATTTTGAAATTCTATCATTTAAAACATCGATGGGAACTAAGCCATCTTGATACAGATCAAGTAACTTGCTAATTTTTGTATCTAAAGATTCGATTTCACTTTTAATAGTAGTAGTATTATCTGTGAAAGAATTGTCTTTTTGCATTTCTTCAAATGTTATAGTTTTTAAAAGTTCTACTATTTTAGGGTCCAGTCTGTTAACTCTATGACGTTTTGAAGGACAATTTCTATCAACAACCATATGTGAGGGTGTGCCTTTTTTTGAATAACATATATAGTCCGTTACTCTTTCACCACTTTTCAATAAGCCAGCTCCTGTCGAAGCCATCTTACCTCCGCAGTGACCACAATACAAAATACCACTTAAAAGATATTTACTCTCAAAGTATTTCTTTTTATTAGTATTTCTATGTTCCCATAATTGTTGAGCTTTATCGTATGTTTCTGTATCTAAAATATGTTCGTGTAAACCTTCGTAAGTTTCGCCTGCGTATTTTATTTTTCCTATGTAGATATTATTTTGCAATATATTTTTCATTATTGAGGGGTATATCAATGTTTCTTTTACTGGGAATTTCGCTGCTACTTTTGATTGTATTTTAGTTAATGGCGTTCCTTTTATAAACTCTGTATACATATATTTAACAATCATAGCTTCATAGTCATCCACTAATAAAACGCCATCAATATATCTATATCCGAAAGGTAATCTACTTTGAGGGCCACCACGCCACATGCCTGCTTTAGCACGTTCTTTTGCCCCCATTTGCATTCGTTCGGTAATCGCATCACGTTCTAATTGAGCAAATACAGATAAGATACCTATCATAGCTCGCCCGAAAGAGGTTGATGTATCAAAACTTTCTTGCATAGATGTGAATTGCACATGATTCTTAAGAAATACATCTTCAATAAGGAACAATGTGTTTTTCTGAGAACGACTCAGTCTATCCAGTTTATATACTAGAACAACATCTATTTCTTTAGATTCTATGGATTTAATCATATTTTGAAGTCCTGGTCGTTCCAACTTAGCTCCACTGTAACCAGGATCAGTAAAAACTTTTACAACTTGATAATCTTTAGCATTTGCGTAACTTTTTAATTTTTCTGTTTGAGCAGAGATAGAATATCCTTCCTCAGCTTGTTCCATTGTCGATACTCGTACATATATTGCAGCCCGTAATTTCATAGTATTTTTCTCCTTTATATGATAAAATAGGCAATATAAAGAGACCTATTTTATAGGTTGATTTTTTGTGTAAGCACTCTACCTTCCGCCAAGTTGAGAGAGTGCTTATTTTTTTATTTAGTCTAAATTAAAGCGTACTGTTTTATCGTTCCAAATTGATGCTTTGTATACTAATTGTAGTTTACTATCTTCTTTAACTTCAGCTGTCATATTACCTGATACAGTTGCCCCATCGTCTAATTCGCCTGAATTTAATTCATCTTTACTTTCGCTTCTAAAGGCATTAAAGTCGTGACGAGTACCATTTTCTGAAATTTGGAAATCATAAGGGTTATATGATTGAGTTTCCCCGGTTTTATTGTTAATTGTAATGTTAACTTCAGCGTATTTTTTGCCGTCGTCAATTGAATCATATTCTCCTGGTTTAGGGAACTCGATAGAGTTAACAGTTATTTCATAACCTTTATAAGAAACTGTCTCTCCAACCTTGTATTCTTTATCTAATTTTTCCTCTGACTTAGTTTTAGATTTAGTGCTTGTGTTCTTTTTGGGTGTGTCTTCGTTATCTGAGTTACCACCGACAGCACCAATTATAAATAGTAAAACAAGTACAATTAAAACCCATACCCACCATTTTTTATAAAATGTTTTTTTCACTCTAACCTCGTATTCCTTACCATCTTCACCTTTTACTATTTGTTTAGCCATTTAAAACTCCCCCTTATTTATTTTCTACTTAAAGCAATAATTCCTGATACAGCAATTATAATACCACTTAAAATACCAAACGCTGAAACGAAAATTATGTTTAAAATACCACAAATGATAATTAACCAACCAAATAAAACGCGGTTTTTATTGATCATACAAGATAAAACTAAAGCTAAAATAGAAACTAAGATACAGGCTAGTCCTAAACCTGCAACACCTGAGCCGGTACCTTCTTCTAAAGCTTCGCCAAGCCCACCGACAAACAAAGCCATAACTCCGGCAATCATCCCGAAAACCCCACCGATGATTCCTAAAACCATCTCAGCGACACGACTAGTAGTCGATTTCGGCTTAACTTCAACTAATTCTACTTTTTCTGACATTATATTTCCTCCAATATTGTTTTTTTATATAAACTCAACGCTAAAACGCTGAAGCATACATTACATTTAATGATACATTATATCTATTTTGTAATAAAGCTATTTTTATAAAACAACTTTACCAATAATACGTACACGTTCAGGGGATAGCTCTCTGTCGTCGTATTTTTCATTTAAAGATTTCAACAGAACAATGTTATCGTCATAGTTGAAATATACTTTCTTACAAGTAACACCATTACCATCAATATCTACAATAGCAATCTCACCATTTTCAACTTCTGGTTGCTGTTTATAGAAAACAATTGATCCGTCATGTAGCAAAGGCTCCATTGAATCTCCCTGAATAACTAACGCGCAATCAGCGTTACGAGGAACGTTAGTATCTATCGTTTCATCATACACAGCATCTCCGTAGCTAACTTCTGTTGGGTTTGCCGCCGTTTTACCTAACACATAAACTTTTTTATTCTTATCTATAGAAGTAACGTTACTATTTTGTTCTTCTAATTGACGTGAAGCGTAGTTGTAAACTTTTGTTTGACGTTGCTCGTTTAATTGGTTGTAGATTGTTTCTATAGAAGAAGGAGCTAACTCGTCTTCTATGCCCAATATTTCAAGAGGGGAGATATCTAATGCTTTAGATAAAAGAACTATTTTATCTCTTCCCATGTTTTCAATCATGCCATTTTCCCATTTGCGAACAGTAGACTTGCCAACCCCGACTTTTTCTCCGACTTCTTCTAAAGTTAACTTTTTTTCTAATCTTCTTTCTTTCAATATATTATCCATCGCAATAACACCTCTTTTTAATGTATGTCTTAATAATAACACAAAAGTGTCTTATATGATACTTATTGATGGATAAATAAGTATTTTATCTCTAATTTAAAATAAAAGTGTATTTTAAGACACTTTATTGTTGACATGCTTTATTCCGCGTGATACATTAGAGGTGTCCTAAACGACACTTAACGTTGGAGGTGATAATATGCAAACTAATTTATTTTTAGGTCAATTAAAAGCCAAGGGGAAAAATGTTGGTTGGATTGTGACTGAGATGAACAAATCAGGCGTAAAAATTTCCTACTCAACTTTTTATAAGAAGTTGAAAGGTAGTTCAGAGTTTAATGCGCCTGAAATCAAGTCTATTGTAAAAGCGATGGATTACTCAAAAGATGAAATGTACAATATTTTTTTTGAGGAGTTAGTGTCTTAAATGACACTTAGGTAATTTAATTATAAGGAGGAAAACAAATGCAAACACTAGCAACGAAAAACATTATCGAGCAATCAGGTCAACGAGTATTAACGACATCACAATTAGCGGAGAGTTATGGTGCAGAGGAAAAATTAGTTCAACAAAACTTCAACAACAATAAACATCGTTACTTAGAAGGTAAACATTTCATACTTTTACAAAATGACGAGTTAAGAGGGTTTAAGCGCAACTTCGAAAATTTAGGGTTCGCCAAAAATATCAACAAACTCTACCTCTGGACAGAAAAAGGGGCATGGTTACACGCTAAATCATTGAACACAGACGCAGCATGGGACGCATACGAGTTACTTGTAGACGAATATTATCGTTTAGCAGAAGAAGTTAAACAATCAGACACATCAAACCTAAGTCCCGAACTTCAAATGTTCAACGGTATCTTTCAATCGCTCGTTAAACAAGAGCAAGCAACAAAGCAACTCGAAAGTAAAGTGGATAACATCAGCGACATTGTAGGTGTTAATTATACAAACTGGCGTGAAGAATGTAACAAACTTATCAATAAAGTAGTTAATGTAAGAGGCGGTTTTGACGAACACAAGAATGTTCGTAGTGAAATTCACAAAGAAGTGGATAAGCGAGCAGGGGTTTCATTAAGTATACGACTAACCAATAAGCGCCGCAGAATGGCAGACAATGGCGTGAGTGTTTCTCAACGTAACAAGCTTAGCAAGACAGATGTTATTGCAGAAGATAAAAAGCTGATTGAGATTTATACAGTTGTTGTTAAAGAGTTGGCAATAAAATACAAAGTGTTTTAGGAGGGACTTAGAAATGACACGAAATGAAGAAATGAAAGTGAAATTATCTGTCGAAGGTATTGACGCAATGCAAATTAAAGTGGGGAAGTTAGCAGAAATATTAAAAGAAGCCAAAACGTTGGCAGACGAATTGGCTTCTATGGAGATTGAAATAAAAACTAAAGATTAAGTGTGATTTTTTTACCACAAGAACATGTTGTGCCGCTCAAAGGGACTTTGATTTTTTTCTGACAGTTAGGACAATCGATTTCTATACCGTTGTTATTGTCGATTACCTTTTTAGCGAGCCCTTTAGGATCGTTAAGTTGTTTCTTTAGTTTATCAAGTCCTGTAATTTTAACACCCATATCAATCACCACCTTTCACTTAAATTATATCACGATAAAAAACATTACTGGAGGATCATAATATGCAAGAATTCGAAAATGTAAAACAAGCATTGCAATCTGCATTGGAATTGGCTGATGCAAAAGTAATTAAAGTAGATGGCTCAGTTGCTACTACGGCTCAGTTACAAGAACTATTTAAAGAAAGCTTGATTAGCATTGCCGATTTATTAGGAATAGAAGAGTTATATCTTGAATCAAAAAAACAACCCCAAGCTATCGTGAGTAGCGAAGGATCATTTGTCAAAATTGTTGTTGATGGAAAAATATTTAATTTTGGTGTTTCTCAACTTCACGAATTAAAAGCTGCTTTAAATTCTTAGAAAAGTCCTCATTGAATTTTTCAGTCACACTGTCAATCATATTGGCTATCTTAGGCACAACTCCTTGCTCTTCACTAAATGATAGGTTTTCGTTATCAAAGTTTTTCAAAGCAAGGTATGAAGATAGCACCATGAGTTCTTTTAAATCAATTTTAATTTCAGTATTTGACATATATTTCACCACCCTTCAACAATATTATACCAAATAGGAGGAAGCGCTATGAAACAAACATTAAAGAAAAAACAAAAGATTAAAACTGATTACAACATAATTCACATTAATAAAGATGGCAAAGTTGTTAACTTTGAAGATTTAGTTGTGCCGGCACATATTACAAAACAAGTCTTGGCAATAATGAACGGGGAGGTATAGCAATGCCGCTAACATTTTGGTTACTTTACTGGACATTCGCAACAGGTATATTTGCAAGCGTATTTTACTATATATTTTTGCAAGATTACTTAGCCGAGCGCAAGCAGTACAAAGCACAAGATTACCGATTCAATAAGATTATGCGAGAGACAGAGTTACTACGTTTTGAAGCCATTAAAAAGACCACCTTACTATGAATAAGGCAGTCTAGAGAAAAATAAAACATTAAAAAGGCATTCCTTTTTCTGATGGAGAGTTAATGCCTAACTTATAATAAGTTGTTTCTTTTCCGCAAATATAGCAATAACTATCAAGAGGCTCTATAGCAGCTTCTTTGCAATTTTCATCTGAACAAAGATTTGGTACCAATGACGTACCGCAATTCGAGCAATATTGAGCGCCTTCTTTATGAGATAACTGTTTACATTTTCTACAAGTTTTATCCATGGAATCACCACCTTTCACCATCATTATACCAAATAGGAGGAAACAATAATGAGCATTGAAGAAATGAACAAGAATATTCAAAGTTATGAGACTAAGGAATCGGAATGCCAGTGTGGCAAAAAACATCACAGAGAAGTAGCTAATTATTGCTCAAACTGTGGAGCTAAGCTGTCTACAAGAAAGGAAGATGAGTGAAATGAGGTTCACATTAACCAGCATCGGAGAGGTGCAAAATAACTTCTCTAAAATACTAGGCGAACGACTGTTGAAAATAACTAAAGTTAGTGAAGATACAGGCATCGCAAGAAGCACATTAACTAGTATTTACTACAAAAGAAATAAAGCGATTAGCTTTGATGTACTTGTTCTACTTTGTGATTACTTGGACATTGAATTGTCGGAATTAATTAGCTACAAACCGCTAAGAAAGGGAGAACGATGACCATTTTAACCTTTACATTGTCAGTCATAGCATTAGCGTTATCAACATCAACAGTAACACTAGCTGTTTATCTTTATCTAGCGAAAAAAGGAAAGTAGGTGAAAGCATGCACGTTCCAGACAATTACGATCAATATGAAGCGTACGAAAGGAGATTGAGTGAGGCTGAAAGAGCCGAAGAAGCTGAATTGTTAGCAATGGAGTACGGAGAAATTAAGTGCAATGAGTTTAGGGATGAAGAATTTATTCATTCAAAAGAACAATAAAAAACACCCTTTGATAGAGGGCGCATCAACAAATATTTATATCAAAAATATAACACACATCGGAGGAAATGGAAATGAAAAAAAGACAACGTAATAAATTGATGAAGAAGTTTTTAAGTGAAGACGAGATGAAAGTTATCGAATTATTCAAGTCTTGCGATCACGTTTGGTTTACTAAACACAACCTTCCTAATCTTGATGAAGCTACAACTTATTGTGCAAAAGTTAATGTTGGGTATACAACAGAACTTACACGTGACAATGTTTACAATGCTAAAAAAGGAAAAGTTGAAGTGAGTGCTTTTTTTCCAAAAAAAGAGGTTGTTAATAATGACTGAAAACAAACTCCCGCAGTATACAGAACCCCAAGCGAATGTATTGTTTGAAATTAACAGTGACAGCGAAGTATCAAGAGCTGTTGATTATATCAATTGGGCTGAATACCAAAAAGAAAAAAACACAAAAATGTACGAGGAATCAATTGCTCCTTTTATCGAAAATATCAAAAAAGCTGATAAATGGTTAGAGGAACAAAACGGACGGCTTGAAACTAATGTGAACACTGTTACAACAAATTTAAAGGTATATCTTATGAGAGATAACCAAAAGCGTGTAGAAAGCGGCAAGAAAGCACGTAAGACTGTTAAAACACCATTCGGTAACTTTAGCTTAAAGAAACAACAGCCACAATTTGTAAAAGAAGAAAAACTCTTGATGGAGTATGCACAAGCATCAGGCAAAGTTAACGAGAAAACAACGGTATCTATTGATTGGGCTGCTATCAAAAAAGAAAGTCAATTAGTTGATGGTAAACTCATTGATCCAAACGGTGAAGTTGTGCCAGGTGTAAAAGTGGTCGAACAGGACGATAAAGCGACGGTAACACTTAATAAAGGAGTTGAGGAGTAATGAAAACTAGTGAAAGTATAGCAAATATTGCGGCAGGGTTGGCTAAGTTCCACGAACAGGTACAACAACCCAAGAAAGAAGCTGAGAACAAGTTTTTCAAATCTAATTATGTAACTTTAGAAGGTGTTATAGCTGCTGTAAAAACAGGAGTTAAAGATACAGGATTGTCTTACATCCAAATTCCGCAAACTAGCGATAAATCTGTAGGGGTTAAAACGGTAATAACGCACGCTAAAGGCGACTTCATTGAATTCGATACATTTACATTACCTTTAGAAAAGAACACAGCACAGAGCGCAGGGAGCGCTTTAACCTATGCTAGAAGATACAGCTTATCAGCAGCATTTGGAATATCAAGTGATGTTGACGATGATGGTAATGCGGCAAGTGGAAACAACGGAAATAACAACTCATATCAACAAAAGAAACAAAGGCAACAAAGTAAACCTGTGGAAATTACTAAAGTGCAGATTGACAACATCAAAACTAAAGCTACTCAACTTGCTGAAAAAAATGGCGGAGATTTAGGGGCAGTATATCAAGCGTTGAAAATAGCAGACGTTAACACGTTGTCCAAAGAATACGCAGATGAGTGTATAGCTACCTTGAACAATTGGCTAGGAGGCGCGTAGCAATGTCAGACAGCAAAAAATATTACTATTTGAAGTTGAAAGAAAGTTTTTTCGATTCAGACGAGATGAAAGTATTGGAAGCTATGCCAGACGGTCATAAGTACAGCAACATCTTGTTAAAGCTATATCTTAAAAGCCTTAAAAACGAAGGCAAGTTGATGCTTAACGACCATATCCCTTACAACACAGCGATGTTAGCGACTATCACCAATCATTCTGTTGGAGATGTTGAAAGAGCATTGAATATATTAGAAAGTTTATCTCTAATTGAAGTTTTAGACAACGGATCAATTTACATGTTGGATATTCAAACGTTAATCGGTAAATCTAGTTCAGAGGGTGACAGAAAAAAGGCTTATCGTATGAGAATTGAAGCTGAAAAGACTGGCGCTAAAGCATTGGGACAAACGTCCGGACAATTGTCGGACATTCGTACACCAGAGTTAGAGTTAGAGTTAGAGTTAGAGTTAGAGATAGAGAAAGAAAGAGATATTGTTCCGCAAAGCGAAACTGTTTCTCCTTATAAAACAATAATTGATTATCTAAACGATAAAACAGATAAAAAATTCAGAGCTAGTGCCGATAAAACAAAAAGATTTATAGATGCTAGATTGAAAGACGGTTTCACAATAGATGACTTTAAAAAAGTTATTGATAACAAATGCTTTGAGTGGATGATTCCGGGTAAACAAATTAACGGAACGCCAGCAAGCAACTATTTAAGACCGGAAACCTTGTTCGGTACTAAGTTTGAATCTTATCTAAATCAAGGAGGCGGTGAGAGTGCAATCTATTCAGAAGATGTCAACAAATTCAGCGATGCGCCAGTTACAGACGATGACACACTCCCTTTCTAACGAAGAATTAGCGGAAGTGAGAGCGCAAGTTGAACGTGAGAACAATCAATTCCGTATCAGAGCAATTGAAGCTGAGAACAGAAAGAAACAAGAGGCTATTTTCAAAGGCAGCTATATCAGTGAACGATTGAAAGAAGCAACTTTTGATAATTATGTCTCAGAGAACAAAGCTCAAGAAAAAATCAGATTAACGTGCAAACGATACGTTGAGATATTCGACAAGAAAAAACCGATGAACCTGTTTTTAACAGGAAATTACGGCACAGGTAAAAGCCATTTAGCCGCAGCGATACATCAAGAGTTATCTAGTAAAAAGAAAATGAACAATGAAACGCTTGTTGATCAATACGAATACAAGTCATTGTTTATTAACTTACCAGACTTAGTGGACGAGCTTACATCGGGTTACGCAGATAACTCACGTAGAGAAAAGTTTGAAAGCATAAAAAATGTGGACTTGTTGATTATTGATGATTTTGGTGCAGAAAAGAAAGACAACGAACGCGGCTCGATTAGCAGTGACTTGTTGATGATATTTAAAAACAGGGATGAATCAAAGCACACAGTGATAACAACTAACTTAAAGCCTAAAGAAATCCTACAACGTTATGGCAAACGTTTAGCTGAGGTTGTGCTTAATGACAGAGTAACAACGACACTGGTTTTCGATTGGGAGAGCGAACGTAATATAAATACATGGTAAAACACGCACAGGAGGCTTTGTATGGCATTTAACTACATTGGTGGGGCAATTGCCCCTCATGCGACTATTCACTGGCTAGAAAAAGGCATAGCGAAGTTTAAAACAGTTTGTTATGACGAACAGGAAGTTTACGAGGCAACAAAAGCATTTGTTAATCAAGAAAGTAGCATGAACGCTTTAGCAGATGATTTCGATGTTGAACGTTATGAAAAGGAGAGTGCGGAATGAGGGGAGACTATGATGGTTCTCGATGTTTCAAATGCGACGATGAATGTTCGATAGTTGACGGCTTGCTAGTATGCGACGAATGCGGTCAAACTTACACGCAGCAAGAGTGGGAACAAGCAAACGAAAAGGAAATTGAGGCATATATTGCTTTTTGCGAAAAATTAGAAAAGGAGAGTGCGGAATGAAAACTAAATTTAGAGCGTGGGATAAAGATTTAAAACAAATGTTTCATAATGTCAATCCAATATTTGATGCTGACGGAAACCTAGATTTCATAATCTATGAATATGGAAATACTGGACATGACATGATAGAAATAGATTTGAAAAAATGGGATTCGGCAATGCTATACCACTACGATGAAGGTATCCCTGTTGAACTCATGCAATACACAGGCTTAAAAGATTCCGAAGGTACAGAAATTTATGAGGGTGATGTTGTCAGAGTTACGCACGATGAATATTTCATTGATGAAGTGTGTACGGTTATTTGGGGGCTGGATAACAACGATCCTTATCCTGCCTTCCATATGCCTGAGTTAGACACTGAAAGCAACTCATTTTCCGAGGTGTTTAATGTCGATGGATATTTTGTAAAAGTCATCGGAAACATATATCAGAATAAAGAGTTATTGGAGGGCGAGTAGATGGAATTGCAAATTAACAAAGATTACAAAATAACAACAGACAAACTTAACTTTATCTTGAACAAACGATACAAAAAAGAAGATGGTAGTGTTGGATTTAAAATAATCGGTTATTTTGGAACAATCAATAATGCTATGAAATCTATAGTCAATAACGTGACATTACAGAGTGATGCGACAGACTTTCAAACGTTATGTGACAAAGTGGATGAAATAAAAAAAGATATTGATGCAATTGATTTCAAACGTGATTGGATTGAATCGAACAAGGAGGGCAAATAAATGAATAAAACGATGTTAACTGGAAGATTAGTCAAGGACGTTGATTTGAAATATACGCAAAGTGGTTCAGCAATTGCAAATGCTACGGTGGCAGTTAAGCGTGGCTATAAAAATAAAGAGGGGGAGTATGAAAGTGACTTCCCAAGAATTAAAGCATTTGGTAAAACAGCAGAGTTTTTCGCTAATTATTTCAAAAAAGGCGATGCAGTAGAAATTTGCGGCTCAATTCAAACTGGAAAATATGAAGATAGTGACGGTAAAACAATATATACAACAGATATTATAGCTGATGGTTATGGAGGCGTTGGATTCGCACTTAAACAGTCACAGGATAACGCACAGCAAACGCAACAGCAAAATGGTAATCAGTATAGCCAAAATAGCCAAAGTAGCTCACAGGGGCAATCAAGCAAGCCTGCTTTCAGCAATCCGTTTGCTAGTGGCGGTCAATCATACAATATCGATGATAAAGACCTGCCTTTCTAATATGAGAGAAGCTAATAGATTAGCGGCAATCCAAAAAATAACTAAAGAAGTAGGCGTACCGACAAGTATTAGAGAGTACGCCTATGACAATGATAAGTTCAATTTTTGGGTAGGAAATCAAGAAGTTTATGGAACGGTCTATCATGGCGAATTAAAGATTAAATGGAGCAAGGATGTTGTAGAACAAAAACAATTAACTTTATTTTAGGAGGTAAACATGAAACTAACTTTTGATATAGAACCAGTTGCCCAGGGACGACCAAGATTTTCGTCCTTTGGTAAACATATGAGAGCGTATGATCCACCGAAGTCGATGTATTTTAAGGAGCAAATAAAATTAATGGCACGTAAGATGCTGCCAGAAGGTTATGAGCCAATCAGTGAGCCTGTGAGAGTGTTTATGACGTTTTGCAGGCCTTTACCCAAAACACTGACTAAACTTAACAGGCAGGCGCATGAACAAGGTAAGTTTTATCCGCGAACACGTCCAGATGTCGACAATTACGTCAAAGGCTTGCTTGATGCATTAAGCGGAATTGTATACACAGACGATAACATCATCATTCAGATAACAGCAGACAAGAAATACTCAGACAAAGGCAGAATCGAGTTTGAAATCGAGGTGATTTAGATGCGTTATATGATAACTAATGCGAATAAAATTCAGTTTTTAAAACAACTGAGAGAAGTCAGAAAAAAAGGCAACAAAGTTTTAAAAGTTAAACAAGAAACAAAAACACGTTCAGATGTTACTAAAGATGATTATATGGGCGGTCGTTATAAGGATCACAAAGTAGAAAGCACTATCATTTATAGAGCGCTTATAGAAATGAGTGACGAAGATGCAAGAACAGGCAAAGATACACAAAATTAAACATCATGATGGTAAGACGATGGTTTATGCAAGTATCGACAAGATAATCACTGAACAAGAGTTTCTAAAGTATCGGAATGTGAACACTGGTTATATCGATGTTGATCTATCTTTTTTAGATAAGAACCAACGTTCATCAAAACAGAATGACATTATGCACTGCTTATTCAGAGAAATTGCTGTTTGGTCATGTGGCTATGAAACGCCAAAAGACGAACTGGAATACAAAAACTACATGAAGCAGCAGTATAGCGATAAACCTTTTAAAACGTCAGAAATGACGTCTAAAGAGGCGACCGATTTCATCGCTTTCATCATTGATTTTTGCTTTCAAGCAGGCGTTCCATTCAGAAAAAAAGGCGTGGAAATGACAGACGATATACAGCGTTATCTATATTTATGCTTAAAACATCGGGTGTGCGCTGTTACTGGAGTAAAAGGTGAAGTGCATCACATCGACACGATAGGCGCAGGGCGTGATAGACGGCATGTAGATCATTCACAACACAGGCTTGTATGCCTAAGTAGGGAAATGCACATAAAAGCTCACTCGATGGGGTGGGAAGATTTTGCAGCACTGCATCATATTGATGGCGTGAAGCTTACTAAAGAACAGGTTAAGGAAATTAAATATAAATAAGGAGTGAGGTAATGACTTTATCAGAGGACAAAGCTAAAAAAACAGCCTTAATATTAAAAATAAACAATCTGATTGATAAACACAGACGTGAAAACAGACGTAAGGTTGTTGGATCAGAAGAAACTGTTGAGGCAGGTGTTAAACTTGATTGCGGATGTGACACTTGCTTGGAAATAGAACGATTAGGAAAAGAATTAAGCGAATTAAGAACGAGAAAAGAAGAAGATAAAATTGTTTATAAACGCTACGACTACACGGTTATACGGAAAGGAAAATATAAGAGTTCTTATAAAACAATAAAAGAACTTTCGATTGCTAATAATTTAGACGAAAGTGTAGTTGATTCACGATTTAGACGTTGCATTAAAAATCGGATAGTGATTAATGACTTTGAGATAAAGAGAAAGTTAAGAGGCGAAACGTATAACGCCAAGAAAAAGGCAAAGAAAAGCGACTTGTTACGTTCTAGCATTTTGGATAAGGGGGCGTATTTATGATTTATGAAGGCAAGGAGTATAAAGCAGTGACAGATGGTAGTGCTGAAATTGGTGATTTGTTAAGCACAACGAAAGTTTCTTATAAGGATGGTCAGTTTAGTCATTTTGATAAATTGTATTATTTTGCATTAGATAACGAACAGTACCCACTGACGGAACGCACAATGCAAAACGGCTATCGAATTAAAGTGTATCCACCGAAGCCTTTCAAACGTTACCGTTATGTTAAAGATATTGAGGAAACACCTGTTAAGTTTAAATCGGGCGACCGTGTGAGATTAACAGAGTTTGAACTCAATGGACAAATTAACTTCGGTAATTTTAATGGATATGTTGACGGGGAAAAATTTGACGGAGATTATAAAGTTAAATTCGATGATGGAGCATTTGGATTTTTTCCACCAACATCTCTTGAATTAATCAAAAGTTATACGATAGGTCAATTAAAAGCTTGCGAGGATTTCAAAAAAATGATAGATGAATTAAAGGCTATAGGGCCGTTAAGGAATGACGTTGGAGTAACACCTACAAATGCTGTGCCTAAAAATATTTTGCCTGAAAAAGTTTTAAAATCACCATTAGAAAAAGAAAAAAATATACCGCTAACAGACTCGTTACGTTATTCAGCATGTAATGCGCCAGCTTATAAATTGAAACGATCAATAAAGAAACTGTATGAAGAAATGTCCGAGCTAATAACAGCTAAAAACGAGAATTATGGCGATTCATTTTCTAAACAATATCAAAAATATGGCATGGTAAGTGTTGAGATGCGATTAAACGATAAATTTATGCGATTAGAGCAGCTAGTCGCAGGCGAAAAGGACAAAGTCGGTGAGAGTATTGAAGATACGCTAAAAGACATCATAGGTTATGCAACGTTAGCTTTGATTGAGTTGGAGTGTGATAAATGAAAGGTGTCGCAGTCTTTACTTTCGAAGACATGTCACAAATAACACTGAACATAGAAGATACAGATGGATGTTTATTCGCTTTAGGTGGACTGACGATGATAGCTGTTAACGAGACAAGGAGCATATCGTATAACACGGCAGATATAGCTCAAGTAGAAATTAACGACTGTGAGGAGGGTGAGTGATGACTTGGGGAACGTGGGTAGTGTTTATACTTGGAGCTATATTTGTAGGTTTGTTACAAAAAGATATATGGCAGCTGTCAAAGATAATTGAAATGCAAAAGGCTGAAATTAAAATGAGAGAACGCCTTGCTTATAAACTGGCCATGAAATTGGCGTCTGTAGAAAATTGCAAGCATAAGTCATGGGTTACTGACGAAATACAAAACATGGATAAGGAATAGTTAAGGGGGATGAGTGATGTTGGAGCAAATTGAGTTGATAGACAAGATGGAAGAATACAACGATATACAGCCGGACGATTTAAACATGCCTCTTACAAAAAGGAACGTCATTCGTTTGTTTAGTATCTATAAAGATGAGGTTGCAAAGGCGGGCGGACGAACAGAAACTAAAGTGACACCAAGCTACTCGATCATGCCTCCTAGTTTCAGCAATGAATTCCACAGCTCGGTTGAAACAGCAGCTTTAGATAACATAGAAAAATTTAAAGACGTTAATTATTTTTATGAAAAGATACAATTAGGATTGAATAGTATTAAGTGTGATATTGATGCTGATAGAAAAGGCAGAAGGAAAAGAATGCTAGTTATGAGGTATTATGAGAACAAAACGCAACAAAAAATAATGGAAACATTAGCTATAGAAAAATCAACTTATCACGACGATATGAAAATGGCTATCACTCAGTTTACATATGCTTTAGGTATACACGTTAAACTTAAATTCTGAAATGGAGTTTTAGTGGAGTTTTAGCGGAGTTTTTAGTCGCTTTAACATGATAAAATGGTATTAGGTAAGAATCTCGTAAGCGAGTGTTAGCATAGCTGAAAGGAAAACGGTATATGCTTCACAGGGCTTGGCTAGAGAGCGACACTCTAGCGAGATGTAGGTAGAATAGGCATAGCCAACTGCCTAAACATCATATTGTGTACAAACAATAGCTGGCACGCTTAGTGCAATCCTTTGTGGGTATCGATTTAAAACAACAACTCTCAGCGATAGTGGTGGAACAGGTAGACACTAAGTTATTGCTCATGCATAAGCATGGCGACTACCCTATAAGAGTAGTAAGGTAATCCAATATGCCGGGTCGCTACTGGGTGTTGACTGCTTAATAAAAAGATTACTATGCAAGGTGCGAATCCTCGCCTATCGCATATTTCCGAAGCTCGTAGGTATAGCTTAAAATAAACGCAGACGTGCGTGTGTGGATTATAAAAACGGTCTTGCCACACTATATAATGAGATATGGCTCAATGGTAGAGCACCGCACTGTTAATGCGTAGGTTATAGGTTCGAGTCCTGTTATCTCAGTAGAAACAATTAAGGCATCCAGCGGGGTGTCTTTTTTCATACATTAAATTAAGGGAGTGATTGATATGAATTCATTAGATTTTATTATCAACTATTATGCATTTGCAATTAAGTTTAGTTTATTGATTTTAGCAGGAGTGTTATTATATCTTATTTATTTCGGTATCAGATACTTAATCGCTAATAGAAAATACAAACGATAGGGAGTGATGGGAATGAGCAGAGCAATATACAAGCCGATTAGTTGGGAAGAAGCAGCAGAGTTAATAGGTAATAAAGATGCTGTTGAAAAACTGCTTATACAAGGCGATAACTTTGCATTATTAAGTGCTCTACAAAGTCAACTTAACGTAGGTTGCTTGCCAAAACAGAACTGGTATCTTAGATGCGAACAAGAAGACGAGTTCGAATGCCGCCCAGAAGTGAGTGACTGAAATGGCAATCATAACTGATAAGACAACGAATAAAGAATACCGCTTTAAAACACATGCAGAAGCTAACAGGTACATGATAGACAATCCAAGAAAACATGGTTACAAGGTACATTTAAAGCAAGACGAGCAAGCAGACAGGTTGTATTTAAAGTGCAAAGCGTTTGGGCGGAGGTAAGCAATCAAAAACGAAACAAGACACATGAGAGTG